ATAATAAGTATTGATCTTGAAGTATTTAGTAATATAGTGAGTAACCCATATAAATTATCAGAAAAAAAAGTATTATTTGAATTATTTAGTAGATGTTTTATGAGACAATCACATAATTATTCTATACATTTAGGTATAAATATAAAGGAAGACCTAACAACAACTAGATATTCGCACCAATCAATAAAAATAAAAAACACAGCAAAGCTTAATCTATCAGATTTAAATATATCAAAATGGATATTATATAGGGAAAAGCGAGCGCGAGAACGATATTATATATATGAAGATACATTTAAACTGGATAAATATATTATAAAATTAAAATCTGGAGAGATAGAAGAGAATATTCTGGAAGAGCGACCTAGTATATACATGAAAGGTGGAATTATAGTTGATAAGTCGGATTGTTTTTGGATAAAAAATTTTATAGAAACATTGGTAAAATGTTCTAGGAAATATACTAATCCATCTGTAATAAACAAATTTACAACAAAATCTACATTAATAATTTGTAAAAATTACATGTGTAGTTATTGGTATAATCAAATATTAGATAATGATAAAAACCAAAAAATTATTAAAATTAGTTCTAAATCAGAACATAATAATGTGACATATAATGACATATTAAAAAGTAATTTTGTTATAATTAGTGTAGATTATATCAGATCAAAAAATTACAAAAATATATGGGCTAATTATGCTATAAATGACACAATATCATTAGATGATATTTACAGAGTATTATACAAAGATAATATAAATAATATTAAGTTTAAAAATAATAAGCTTCCCATAATGTCATTATTTCACTGGAAGAGATTAGTTATAGATAATATTACATTTTCATACTATAAAAATAGCGATTTTATAAATAATATTATCAGGTCAATATCATCATCATATAGATGGCTTAATGTATTAGATACAGAATTAAATGATAGTTATATATACTTACATTATCTATGTAATACACCTACATTATCACCTTTATATGATAAAGATAACAACTTATACATATTCAAAAATATTGCAAAAAACTTTAATTATGGAGATAAATTTGTGAAAGGATCAAATAAAATAATTTTAACAGACATGAATCCAGTTATCAAAATTTTAAATAATTATTGTAATAATGATATATCTAGAGCTACTAATCTTATTAATAAATATTTATCTAGTCAATTATCAAAAGAAAAATTAAAAATAATGTTAAAAGAGAAAAGTTTGTATTCTTCGACTGTTATTGATAGTATATTATCAGAAGATCTATGTAATATATGTAAAGAGAAACATATATCAAATAATTTGACTGTAACAGAATGTGGCCATATATTTTGTGCAGAATGTATAATAAAAAATATAACATATACAACTAAATGTGCAATATGTAGAAAATCTATTGATATTGGTAATATTTACTCATTGCATTCTTCTCAAATATTTGACAAATATTTTAAAATTATTAATGATATTAAAAAAGATTCAAAAACAGTATTATATATTACTGATTCTACTATTTTCATACATTTGGAAAATATACTAGAAGATACCGATATTAAATATATTTTATGTGATGGGAATAGTCAGAATAAGGCTAAAATAATAGATAAATTTAATAATAATTATTATGATTTATTTATAATAAATATTAAAGATTATAAATTATCTAGCAATATTAAAAATATAGGAAATATATTTTTTGCTGGTATAGATAAGGATATACTTGATAATCAACATATGTATTATGGATATGATTATATTAATGGTATTATTAAAGAAATAAATGTGCAATATTATTTATATAAAGATTCTATTGAACATAGTATGTTAAAGTGATTGTCTTTATTATCTTTATTATAATAATAAAGATGGACTATTTATCTACAAAATATATCATAATTAAAATGCTAGGGTCTGGTTCTTTTGGTAGTGTATGGATGGCTCAAGATAGGTTATCAGATGATATAGTTGCTATTAAAATAGAAGATAATAAGAAAATACCAAGAATAATAAATGAAAATAAGATATATTGTTATTTATATAAACATGGTTTTGGAAAGGGATTGCCAAAAACATACAAGATGATATATACTCGAGATTACAATATAATGGTAATGCAGATGATGGGCAAAAATTTAGAAGAAATGTTAAATGATTACAAAAGAAAATTTAATTTAAATACAGTATTTGAAATAGCAGTGCAAATTATAACATTATTACAGAAATTACACACCGCTGGATTTATTCATAGAGATATTAAACCTAATAATTTTATGGTAGATAGGGATAACACAGGGATTATATATATGGTAGATTTAGGACTATCAAAACGATATATAAATAAAGGAAAACATATCGTATTCAATGATAGAAAATCATTAGTAGGTACTGCCAGATATGCAAGTCAAAACATGCATATGGGTATTGAACCTACCAGAAGAGATGATTTAGAATCTGTAGGATATATGTTAGTATACTTTTTAAAAGGAAGACTTCCATGGCAAGGATTAATTAAAAAGAAAAGTATAAATATGTTAGATCAGATATTTGAAAGAAAAGTATGCACAAGTTTAGAAGAACTATGTGATGGATTACCTAATTGTTTTATTGAATATATAGATTATTGTAGAAAATTAAAATTTGATGAGGAACCAGATTATGAATATATGAAAGATATATTTAGAGATGAATACACAAAACTAAATATAAAGCCTAAATTAGAATGGACGAATAAATAAATTAGAATGGGCTAAAAGTTGTCAATATCAATTAATATTGATTTATTTTTATTAAATACATGAGCATCTTGATATTCATCAGGTCTTATTTCAAAGAAGTTTTTTTTATCGGGTAATCCGATAGTTTTCATAAAATTAAATGGACATTTTTTATGAAAAATTTTATTATAGCCTAACATAGTAGCTATATAATCTCCATTATATTCAATATAATCTCTCATTAATATATCATTTATACCGATTAATCTTGTTGGTAATGCATCTGTCATAAATTCTTGTGCAATCTGTACTGCATCAACAACTATTTCTTTTAAATCTTCATATGATAATTTATTAACTAATTTTTCATATACAGCACATGCAAATTTACAATGCATACCTTCATCCCTCGCTATAAATTTATTTGATTGTACTAATCCATTCATAAATTGTTTTGAAGATGATGAGTTATTATTTTTATATTTTTTAAGCCAAAAGATTGCAGCGAATGCACCACTAAAAAATACACCCTCAACTAAAGCAAATGCCACAACTCTATAAGCGAATGATTTATCAGATTCAATCCATTTAAAAGCCCAATTTGCCATTTTTTTTATAGATGGAACAGTTTCTATAGCATTAAATAATTCTACTCTTTCATCTAAATCTCTCACTATATTTTCTAACATAAGTGAATATACTTCAGAATGAATATCTTCCATCATCATTTGGTATCTATATCCAAATAATATTTCATTAATTTGAATATCTTTTATAAATCTTTCTCCTAAATTCCAATTAACAATACCATCACTAGTAGCAAAAAATGCTAATATTCTTTTTATTAGAAATTGTTCATTTGTTGATAATGATTGAAAATCATTATAATCTCCAGAAAAATCAACTTCTTCAGCTGTCCACATTTGTGATAATTGTTTTTTATACAGATCCCATACTTTGTTATATGCTGGATCTAATGGATATGCTGAAAATCTTTGATTTTTTGCATCTAGAATTGGTTCAATAAATTCATTAGATGATTTTTCTTGATTATTATCTGATATTTGACTCATAGAATATACTATATTACTAAGAAAAATTTAAGTATATTTTATTAATTTCAATTTTTTATACAATCAATTTATGTGTATTATCATAATGCATATTTTACATATCTGATAGAAATTACCATTTTATATAGAATTATATGATATACGATCTTGCTTACAAATTTATGATGGATTTATAGATATATCAAATGGTTATGTCGAATAATATATAAAAAAAAAATTGATTTTAATTATATATCATGGATATGTCCACAGAATCTAACAATATTAACAGAAACTTTATTGGTATGCAAGTAATCAAACGTAATGGAAAAAGTGAAGCAGTATCATTTGATAAAATATTGAAACGTATACAAGGCATATGCACCCAATTAAAGTTAGATAGAGTGAACTCTGTAGAAATAGCTCAAGATACAATCCAACGCTTGCATAATAACATAAATACAGAAGAGTTGGATCTTTTTGCTGCAAATAAATCTGCAGAGAAAATATTAGATGATCCACAATATAATTATTTAGCATCAGGAATATGTATAAGTAATCTCCACAAATCCACACCCAATACTTTTATGGAAGTAACAGATTTATTGTATAAAAATAAAGGATACAATAATAAACCGAATCCTTTACTATCAGATACATATTATAAATTTGTAAGTGATAATATTGAAAGACTAGAAGAAGCTATTGATTATAATCGGGATTTTTTGTTAGATTTTTTTAGTATTAAAACACTGGAAAGGTATTTGAACAAAATTAGAGATATTGAAAATAAATCTGAAAAAATTATAGAAAGACCCCAACATATGTTTATGAGGGTATCTGTACAGATACATTTAGATAGTATAGATGATGCTATAGAAACATATTATTACATGTCAAATAAAAAATTTATTCATGCATCTCCAACATTATTTAATGCTGGATCAAGATATCCACAATGTAGTAGTTGTTATCTATTAGGTATGGATGATTCTGTTAATGGGATGTACAGAGAGACTATATCAGATATAGCAGATATAAGTAAATGGGGTGGTGGTATAGGAGTGCATTTACAAGATATAAGATGTAAAGGATCTATTATTAGAGGAACAAATGGTATATCTGATGGGCAAATACCATTAATAAAAGTATTAAATGCTGTGGCAAAACATGTGAATCAAAGTGGTAGACGTAATGGAGCTATAGCTGTTTATACAGAACCATGGCATCCAGATATTGAAGATTTTTTAGATTTAAGAAAAAAAAATGGTGAAGAGGATTTAAGGGCTCGTGATATATTTTTAGCTTTGTGGATACCAGATATTTTTATGAGAAGAGTTTTTAGTAACTATTATGATAATGAAGATGATATGTGGTCATTATTTTGTCCAGATGAATGCCCAGGGTTGACAACAACATATGGTGAAGATTTTGAGAAATTATATTTACATTATGAAAAAATAGGAAAATATAGAAAGCGTGTAAATGCAGCAGAATTATTTGCTAAAATATTATCTTCTCAAATTGAAACAGGAATGCCATATATGTTATACAAGGACAATATTAATAGAAAATCTAATCAAAAAAACATCGGTATTATTCAATCAAGTAATTTGTGTACAGAGATTACAGAATATTCTGATCCAGATGAAACAGCTGTTTGTAATTTAGCATCATTATGTTTGCCATCATTTATTAAGAAAGACGAAAAGAATGATGATGAATTATATTTTGATTATGAAGAGTTGTATAAAATGTCAAAAATAGTTACAAAAAATTTGAATAAAGTTATTGATATTAATTGGTATCCTATTGAAAAAGCAAAAAAATCAAACCTAAAACACAGACCTATCGGATTAGGTGTACAAGGACTTGCTGATGTATATTGTATGCTAAAAATGCCATTTGATTCTGATATAGCAAGAGATGTCAATAAGAGAATATTTGAAACTATTTATTTTGGCTCATTAACAGCATCTAATGAACTAGCAAAAAAATATGGAGCTTATGAAACTTTTAATGGTAGTCCCTTTTCAGAAGGAAAATTACAGTTCCATTTGTGGGGTATTAATGAGGATGAATTATTGATGGATTGGGATTGGAAATCATTGATTAATAATATTAAAAAATACGGTGTCAGAAACAGTCTAACTACATCATTAATGCCAACAGCAAGTACATCTCAAATACTTGGGTCAAATGAATGTTTTGAACCATATACAACACATCTATATACAAGATCAACTTTAGCTGGCGAATATATTATAATTAATAAGCATCTAGTAGATGACCTTATAAAATTAAATTTATGGAATAGTGATATTAAAAATGAATTCTTATTTGATAACGGATCAATACAAAATATTAAAGAAATTCCACAATACATAAAAGATATATATAAAACAGCATTTGAAATGGATATAAGACCTATTATTGATCAAGCTATAGATCGTGCTCCATTTATAGATCAATCACAAAGTATGAATATATTTTTAGAAACACCAGATTTTACAAAACTAACAACAAGCCATTACTATTCATGGGTAAAAGGATTAAAAACTGGTATGTATTATTTGAGAACAAGAACAGCAGTTGATCCTATTAAATTTGGATTAGATCCAGATATTACTAAACATATTGAAGAGAAAAGAAATACTAAATATGTAAAAGTTAAAGTTAATGCAGAACTAAATGATAATTATGTTCCTTGTGAAATGTGCTCAGGTTAATTTATTGTCGAAAGAGATTATATATAAACTTTTAATATGGTAAATATTAAAAATTTAACTAAAAATTTAATTAAAAATGATAAATGGGATGAAATATTAAAAAATACAAAGAAAGGGGATATTGATCCCCTAAGTAAAATTAATGGTTCAAGTGTTTTACATATTGCTGCTGCTAAAGATAAACATAAGTATCTTACATATCTTGCAAAAAGTAACCCTAGTATGTTTGAAAGTGTTGATAATAGGGGAGATACTCCCCTGCATATTTTAGCAAATTTTGGATATTATGATACTATTGATAAGATTCTAAAAATAAACAAAAATCTTGTAAATGTGTCTAATAATAACAATATTAAATTATCAGATATAATCTATAAGTATCAAAAAGATAATAACATATCTTCTTGGGTATTAGCTATTATTAATGGTGATATGAAAAAAATTAAAAAATTAATTAAAAATGGCGCAGATATTAATGCCGTAGATAGTAAACATATGTCTCCATTGATATATTCTATGATTAATGATTATAATGATATAACTAAATATCTTATACATAATGGTGCTGATATCAATTATTCAGGGGCAGAAGGTGATTATAATCCTATTGTGATTGCAATAGCTAAAGGTAATAGCGAAATAGTAAATGTATTACTAGATAATAATGCAAATACATCTATTACAAACAGATATATTGATACACCCTTACATGTAGCTTTGCTTACAGGTACACTTCCCATGGTTGATATATTTAGATTAATAGTGCATTCTGATATTAATATGCAAAATATTAATGGTAATACTCCTGTCCATCTTCTATTAAAAAAATATAATTGGAAATATTTCTCTGAAGCATTAAGGAACAAACCCATCAATACAAATATATCTAATAAATATGGCAAAACTCCTATTGATTTATTAGGAAAAAGCAAATTGGACATTAAGATGTTTTTGTCAATTATCAAAAACCATAATATCACAAATAATAATATTAATCTGGTGACTGGTATAAAGGCCACAGTTGGATTATTTAATGCCGATTCTGTACACAATATTATATATACAAGCTTAATTCTATCAAATTATAAAAATGTATCTGTACCATTGCAAAAAATGGATATGGTTAAATATAAAAATGATATGATTGAACTTAATAATCATAAATTTTGCAAAAATAAAGAAAGTATGATAATATGTAATTTACAAAAAATATATGCTGAACTTTCCTATCATATATTGCCATATTTAATAATATGGGGAGGTATAGGAAAATGTCATATACATAAAAATATTAAAAAAATAACAAAAAATCTGATAGACAGGAAAGACATAAGGTTTATATTTATGAAAATAACAATAATAACATCAAATACAAGTACTCATGCAAATATGTTAATTTATGATAAAAATACAAATATTATGGAAAGATTTGAACCTTATGGTAATGTACCTTATGTAGACAATTATGGTTTAGATACTTTATTGAAAGACATATTTTGTGATATAATTCCACAACTTGTATATTTAAGTCCAAAAGAATTATTTGGCACTGTAAGTTTTCAAATATTAAGTGATGATACAAATAAATCATATAAAAAACTTGGAGATCCTATAGGGTATTGTTTAGCATGGACATATTGGTATTTGGAAATGCGATTAAATAATCCTAATATACATCCAAAAGATATGATTAAAAAATCAATACATGCAATAATTAATATTAATTCTAAAAATGGTATAAAATCAGAAGATGATAATTCTAATATTTTTTTGGAATTTATTAGAAGTTATAGTAAAAAGTTAGATTTATTAAAGAATAAATTCATGGCAGAAGCTGGTATAGATCAAGATAAAGCGTATTATCTTTCCCAAGATAATAAAAATCTTGGCTTTATAGTGAATAAATTAAATAAGATATTTTATACAAAATTATAAATTATAAATATATATGACAATATTATTTGATATTAGTAGGCTACATGTAAAATTAGTTTTATTATTTATCGTAAGTTCTGTATTTTATACATTATATTTAAGTTTACCAGAAGCAGAAATATACAAGGGAGACGATAGATTATTCAATTTAGCTATCAATACGATTCTTGTAAGTACATATGCTAGAAATATTAGTAATTTTAATCCTAATTCTGTAAGGGCCAGACTTTTATATACTGCACATATTTTATCAGTCTTTATAATATTACTTGCATAATATGTATTTTTATGTTAAGCCATAATTTATTAAAAAATTGATAAAATTATCATATGTATATCTATCTGATATATATGATACCACAAAAACATGAGTAAAGTATTTGCTGAGCCAGATTATAAATTATTATTTCTTATTGAATACAGAAAAAATGAACCTGACTATTTTAAATTGGTATCATATATTAATGCTATGGATGTATGTGAATTAGATAGGATAATTAAATATATAGATTACCACACATTATCTGTAATTATAGAAGTGTCTATGATTGAGGAACTCTATAAAGCATACATGGATAAAATAGGAAAAGATTATCCAGAAAATAATATTCAAAAACATATGAAAAATATTTGTTTAGAAGCTGTTAGACAAAATGGATATACACTTAAATATGTTAAAAATCAAACAGAAGAAATATGTATAGAAGCTGTTAGACAAAATGGAAATGAACTTCAATTTGTAAAAGAACAGACAGAAGAAATTTGTCTAGAAGCCGTTAGAAAAAATGGAAATGTACTCGAATATGTAAAAGAGAAAACAGAAGATATATGCTTAGAAGCTGTTAAACAAAATGGAAATGTACTCGAATATGTTAAAAATCAAACAGAAGAGATATGTTTAGAAGCTGTTAGACAAAATGGATTTGCACTTCAATATGTAAAAGAGAAAACAGAAGAGATATGTTTAGAAGCTGTTAGACAAAATGGAAATGCATTCGAATATGTAAAAGAACAAACAGAAGAGATCTGTTTAGAAGCTGTTAGACAAAATGGACGTGCACTTAAATTTGTAAAAGAGCAAACAGAAGAGATCTGTTTAGAGGCAGTTAAACAGAATATCAATGCATTTAAGTACATAAATATTGATATTTCTATAGATGATAAAGAATTATATCAAATCATATCTAGCTACAATGAATAATTAATTTATTAAAAAATTGATAAAATTATTATATGTATATCTATCTGATACATATGATACTATAAAGTTATGAGTAAAGTATTTGCTGAGCCAGATTATAAATTATTATTTCTTATTGAATACATAAAAAATGAATCTGACTATTTTAAATTGGTATCATATATTAATGCTATGGATGTATGTGAATTAGATAGGATAATTAAATATATAGATTACCACACATTATCTGTAATTATAGAAGTGTCTATGATTGAGGAACTCTA